CGAAGGAACTCTTCATGAGACATGCTAAAAACATGCTCTGCGAGCCAACGACGAGAGAAAAAGCCCTCGGTCGCTGCAGCTGCTGTTTCAAACTTCATTTTCCAGTGTTCAAGTTCTTGTAGCTCTGCGATTCTCGATGGGTTGTTCAAGGAAAGAGTAAAACCAAGAAGGTCATCGCCGCGAAATCCTAAAGTATAAAGATGAATAATTGCGACTTTTGTTAGTTCGGTAATGATTACGCGTTGCAACCTCTGGATAGTTCTCGCAAAACGAATGTCTTTTTGTGCTAATGTCGTCTTATCTTCTTCTCCTCCCTCGCCCATTGTCAAATAAGACTGGGGGATTTTAAGGGCTGAAAATAGTTTGTCGCGTAAATACTTGATGTCATCAATTGCTGTAATGTTTGATGCGCCATCGAGGGATACGATATCCGTGGCAGAGCCGGCGCGCACTGGGATGAAGTAGTCTTCCTCGATACTCATTGGATTATAACGAAGGTCAATGCGCCCAGTATCCGGATTAACAACAGAGTGTCGTTTGAGTTGTGTTACAACCTTTTGCATATACTGCTCCACATCTTGGGGAGGGATCGCACCAACATCGATCTTAAAGACTCGTCGCTCCGAGGAACGGATAACGCGATAGGCCATCATTGCGTCTTCCATAAGAACTAGTTGGCGCCAGATACGACGGGAGGCCTCAAGAATAGAGGTTCCATAGGGCATATACTTGTCGTTGCCTAGGATTCTAAAATGAGCAACCTGCCAGTTTTCAAAGGTCATTCCAGCGCTATTCCATTGATATTGAATATAGTTAGGGTTTGTACTGTCTTGGCCTTCTAATCTTTCCACTTCTTGTGGAGGAAGCGCAATGACTGATTTCACACCATACTTATCATCAATGTCCAAATACAAAAAGAAATCACCATATTTACACATCGTGCGACTCCACCCAAAAAGGTTATATTGAATATTTAAAATGTTATCGAACAAAACTGCGAGGACGGCTCTAATCTCTTCATTCGGGCATTTGATGTTTAATAATGGGCGCAACTCAGAATGAGTTGTCATTTCATCAGCATAAATATCCAATGACGAAGCTAGCTCCGGCATATACTCCATTTGATCAAAATCAATGTACCTCTCGGAGCGGCGCTGATTTGAGATTGCGTTACTGGCAATCGTGTCCAGTGGGTTATGGAGTGTTTTCTTAAACTGTTGACCAGACGCTGTCTTAAATCTCGAAGAAAACTTATCTAAATGTTGTCTTCTAATTCTACGACCAGATTGAGATCGATAGTTAATAATTGGGCCCGAAAACAATCGCGTTAAAGCTTTGAATAGGTTGGTTTCGGGGTTGTTGGGGTTCTTCTTTGGGGGCGCCATAGTTTATCTCACTTTATAATCCACATGAATTCATCATACGTATTTTTTGCTTCCGTCATTTTATCAAAAATGCTATCGTCTTTGTAGCCCTGCTGGCCTTTAACGCGAGTGTTAAAAGTTGTATTACTTGTGATAATAGAATCTACAAAGGCTTTTTGATAGTTTAGATCTCGAGCATTTGTTTGAATCGCAGTGTCACGGACCCAACAACCAATAGCGAGAGCCATTATTAAATCATCATTATAACCTTTCATGGCTTGTGCTTTTCCATTCTTCCAAATAAAAGTTTTCATTTCGTTAACGATACGCGTAGAATATATCTTAATTAGTTTATTTCTGATAAACTCTTCTAATTTCGCAACTATAAGGGGGCGAGTTTTCATGGAGGTAGTAAAGCCCGCCACAGCATTGGTGAGCACTTCTCCTTGATGCTGATCGATATACTCGTGAGTTGACTTAATAGAATAATAAATATTAGGATATCCATATTCTGTCAGCTTATCTAAAACTGTGTAGCCAATGCTATTGTTTTCGACCACCATCATTGCATTGCCATATTCTCTGCCCACTTGATTAAGCATGTTGGCGTATAAATCTGGCGTTACCTTCCCTTGGTACTCTCCGACAATTTCTAAGGTTTCGAGCTTGATCAAATGAAAGGTTGAAAAGTCGGCGCCGTCACCTCTGGCAACGTCTACAACCTGCAAATAGTTACATGTGGGATCATATTCCTCCCAAATCCAGAAGTTGCGGTCAAAACCAGTGCGGAACTTAGGTTCTCTAACCGTAGTGAGCATCCATTCCATACACCCTGGATCAATAACAGTTTCGCCAGAAGTATTGAAATTACACTGTAGCTCCTGCGCAATCTGACGCTTCGACATGTTTTTGGTTTCTTTCTTATACCACGCCTCATCTCTCTCGGGGTGTACATCCCACGGTAGAATAGTGAGATTGAAATTATTAGAACCTACTTGGGCGTCAGCACAAGTTTTATGAAACCAGTTGCCCACGCCATTGGGCGTTGAGAGCGCAATACATCGCCCACCAGTTGACAGCGTAGGATATAGACCCGTCCATAACTCTTCGAGCCCATCGATATGTGCCGCCTCGTCAAGCACAAGAAGTGATAGAGCTTCGGAACGACCAGCATCGCCAGACGTTGAAGCGGCCTTAATAGAGGAACCATTTGAAAGCTCGAAAGAAGTGCGGTTGTCAATGTCGATTGTAGCTATCTTCAACCACTCGGGAAGCTGCTTCATAATGCTCTTAACTTTTTTGACAAGGTTCCCGGCCGTCGCGAACTTTGTTGCCATTACGAGGATGGCTTTGTCGCGATGAAACAGCATCATCCAAACAATATAGCCGGCGGTAATAGTTGAGATACCTAACTGGCGTGCTTTTAAAATAACATTAAAGCGGTAGTCATTAAACTCTTTAAGAAGATCATCTTGAAAGTCATATGTATCAAATAAAATAAGCCCGTGCATCGGATGGGATATACGGGCGTAGGTCTTTAAAAAGTACGAGGGATCTTTACCGCACTTTAATATTTCTTTTACTTGTTGTTTTTTGGTTAGTTGAAAGCTCATACATCATAAGTAGTTGTTTCTTTCTTCTTCCTTAATAATCTGCTTTAAGCGCGACTTGGTGATTTTCATATCAATAGTTCTTTTTGCAAATTGGGGAAAATGCCAAGTTGTTTAAACTCATACATGATTTCTTTAATTTCTTGGGTTGTGGTGTCGCGACGAAGCGCTTTTTGTATTTTGTCCTTGGTCCACTTAAAAAGTCGGGTGGCGCCCGCCTTTGCAACATCGAAAGCAAAACCAAGTCCGAGGGACAGCGCCTTACCTAAATTCACAACAGTGTTCTTCACGGAGCATGCCACTCGGACTTTTACGAGCCACCTCCATATAAAAATCAACACTGACAATAAAGCCGTCCACTTCCCAAGCGCAAACCAAGTTCCACTTGTCATGAGCGCGCCGGCTTCGTTGCCCCAACCACTGACAAAGGGGATGCTTTCTATAATACGACCTATCTGAGTCCATCCTTCGACACCCAAGCCGATGACTAATTCAAACCCAGCAATCACTGCAAGCGATTTGGACAAATCTTTGAGTTTCCTGTCGCCGGCCTCCAACTCAAGCGTTTTAAGTCTTTTAAGAGCGTCTTCCATAGCGCTCAACTGTATTGCGATTTCTCCTTTGCTGTTCTTCTCGTTAATATAAGCGCAAGGATCAACAAAGCCAACTGCTTCGGCCATTTTTGTTAGGGCGCGCCAGATAATGCCTTGTTCGCCATTCAACTTCGGGACCATCTTTCGCGCATCATCGAGCGCTCGACGGGCGCCGGCGGAAAGGGCTTGATGCGCAGGCTGCTCCTCGTCATCCTGGGCGCGTGTTGTCAGGGCGCCCTTGTCCTCGGGCCTCCAGCCTGAGGATGGATATCGTGATGGGGGCGGCCGCACCGGCTTCTTCGCGAAAGGGAAAGGATCCTCAGCCTCGAATAAGAAGTTCATGCTCCTTAGCTCTCTTAGAAAAAGCGTAACTTCAAGTTCTTCCTTGACGATTTCTTTCAGTTGTGATCTTCTTATCTTCACTTCTTTTCAACCTCATCCAAAGATCTTGCAAGCTCTTCCTTGATGATCTTCTTGAGTTGAGATTTGGTGATTTTCATAACTCGATGCGCTCCTCTTCGGCGACATCAGCCTGTTGCGCATCTTCCCAAGCGCCCTTGAAATCCTCTTGTTGCATTAGAAGTTCGTCTATAATATCATTTAGGCCTTCGGAACAGTGTCGCCGCGGCTCAAGGGCACGCAGATCGGCGGCCAACCTTCGAAAGATCACGGCATCTGGCACTGGGATGCTTTCTTCTTCATAATTATCCTCAGTCAAAGATCTTGCAATCTCTTCCTTAATGATCTGCTTAAGTTGTGATTTTGTGAGTTTCACTTCTTTTCAACCTCAGAGCCTTTCTTGCGAGTATCGTTCTGAGGGCGCTTGCCCTTCCAACCGCCAAGATCTATGAACTCTCGCCAACTCTTGCCGACACGATCCTTCGAACCTTGTTCAATAACAACCGCTTCGCCAAGTCCACCGATCTTATACTTCTGATATACTTGGGCCCACGAGTGAACTCGAGAAGTGCTTTGAACCAATACATCCACTTCGCCTTCTTTGGTCAAGCTAACGGTATTGCCCGTCACATTCTTGTATTCTTTCTTGAGGAACTTAACGATATCAGCCACGCGTTGTTCCATCTCTGCTTCAAAATCCGCTGCATACACTTCTTTAAGTTGAAGTTCAGTTTGATAGCTGACGCAAAGCATGGGGCCCATGAATCGAATATTAAATCCATCCATCACGCGCCGATCAATAAGAGGGTTTCCCTCTTCTCGTTTTAAGCCTGCGGTGCGAACTTCTCCATCGGGGGAAAAGCTTTCAATGTGTGTTCCGTCATAAGCGTTGGCGGCAGCTTGGGCAAGCCCCTGTACCACATCTAAAACTGTAACTGCGTTTTTCTTAGCCATTGTGTTATGCTCCTTTCACTGGTGGGGGGGCCGCGGCGGGATCTGGGGTGTCATGTGTACGTGGGAGAGGGCTCTCTGCGGTCTCTGCAGCTGCCTCGCCCATCTTACGTTTTACTTCGGAGACCAGGGCTGTTAGCTCTTCAAAATTAACCATCTGTGCTAACATGTCGGAGAGAACCTTTCGCCTTAGAAGAGGGGTTGCTTTCTTTAGTGTCTGCATGAACACATTCATTACTTTTTGTATTGACTGCGCGCCAAATTGGCCAGCAGAGCGCGAGAAGCCACCATACTTCTTGAGAATGCCGGACATATCAAGCTCATTAAGCTGTCGAGTGAATTCCTCATCAAGTCTGCTGAGTTCCTCATTGAGTCTTTTATCTTCATCGACATCGAGCAGCTGCTCTAACTCTTCATTGATTATCTCTTTAAGTCTTTTTTGACTGATTTTCATTGGGTCTCCATCCTTTTAACCATCTCTCTTCTCTGTCTTCTACAAATTGAATGTAACAATTAAAGCAACAGTCAAACTTGACGAGACAAACATCGTCCATTGATTTTTTTGCAAACGAGTTGCAAACAGGACAACATTTCAAAGATTCTCTATTAAGTA